ACGCTCTTTTCCATCAGAGGAATTAACACTTTTATCAATGTCTATGCCCTGAATGGCAGCAAGAAACTTTCGTTCTTCATTTTCTTTTTCCCTTTTAGCAATAAGGATAGAGGTGAGTTCTGCCATGCAAAGATTATCCTCTAATTCTTGATAATCTTTCCATATTCCTAAAATAAAAACTTCAGACTCTATTTTGGCGAGATCTAGTTCGTCCCAACTATCCCCGCCGCCAGTGCGTTTCCCGAATCATCAAACTTAATTCCCGACGCTGCCTCAATAATCTTGTACAGGGTTGGAAGGTCTATGTTGTCTTCAAGGGCCTCTCTATCTTCAGCAATTGATGGATTGTATTGCTTCATAGCAATCTGAGCACAATCAACAAGTACGTCCATCGACTTATCGTTATCATCTGCAACATCTTCAAGGGCAGAGAATGTTTTCATAAAATGTCTCAAAAGGGAGATCTTTAGAGGACGCATACTGATTTTTGTACCATCAATCAGTTCAAGTTCGGTTGTTTCATAAACAGTTGTAGCCATTTTTTTCCTTTCTTTTGACTTTATAAGAGAATTATAGCATGACAAAGGCCCCCTTCGCATTCGCGGGGGGGCCAGTGCCAATTTATTTAATTTTAGATTATGCAGGTGCCGCTACAGTTCGGTCAACAATCTTTCCATAGGAACCTGTTGAGTCTTCTGGTAGCAAACGGAATGATACCTCAAACATTGAAGGCTCATCTCTTTTTGCTGAAACAGTAACATTATCAATTGACAGTGCACGGTAGGCAATATAGATTCTCTCAATGTAATCTCCTGGATCACAGTCTCCCGTGCCTGGTCCTACTGCAACCATACCTCTTTCAACTGGGCACTCTCCAATTGCTCCAGCAGAAAGGTTGAGAATTGATGCAGTGGCATTTGAGCCACCGTCTGCCTTTAGTGGTCCATCAACAGTAGCATCGGCATCGTAATCTGCTGATGGTGCTGCAATGGCTACTAGAAGGTTCTCTAGTGTTGCTTCTGCAAATGCGGTAGCAAGATTAACCTGCATACCTTGCTTGTACAACTTGGCTACGTCAAGAACCTGATCTACCTGGACCTCACCAAAATCTGGCTGGAACTGCAACTCTAGACCATTCATGGTGTAACCGATGTTACGAACAAGTGCTGCTCCAGCAGAACCTGATAGTGTCTCCAGGTACTGCTCTCCTGCAACAAAGTCTGGAAGTGCTGTACTAGGGGAAAACTCTGTTCCTGTGCTGACGAACATTGCGGCTGCGCCTACAATGATTTGTCTAGAATCTCCGCGTGTATATGACATATATTTCACCTCTTTTTATATTTTTTTTATAACTATAGGGCGTTTCCTCTCTTCAATTATACATCATTTTATAGATAATCTTCAAGAGAGGTGGTGAAATGATAACATGTATCTACCAAAAACTCTGATATATAGTTTGGCCTAGACGTTTCTTCTCTTTGTCCACCATCTGAACTGGGAGCACCCGACCTTGATTGATACACTCTTAGGGTATGAAAGAATACTGGATGAACATCGTTTCCCCCATTATTTCTTATCCAATTATTTATATCTTTTGCAGAATCATCTTCTCTGTCTAGTATTAACTGAAATGCTGCTGTCCACTGCAAAGTCTCTACTGGCTTTGCCTTTAGATAATAAAGAAAACTTTCTCTTTTCTTTACATAAAATGGCTCAGAAGAAAATCTCATAACCCTGTCATAAATAAAATATGGCTTGTTTTCCCATTGTTTTTGTCCAGATGCTGAATCTCCAATGGGAAAAAATGGAATTTTGTTTCCATACCTACTTGTTTTTGTTAGTGTTGGATCTATAGTTTTCATGGTATCCCATAAGTACCCGTTTATAGCAAGTGGTGGCACTCCTAATTGTTCAAAACTCATATCATTCCTACCTCATCAATATCCATATATTTTCTTCCAGCAATTTGACCAAGGGATCTTCCTGCCCCCTTTGATGCTTTAGAGAAATAATCTAAAAACTCTTTTGGCCTTTTTAGGTCATTAAATATTCCAGATTGATTTAAAACAATTGCAGAAAAATAAGAATCAAAGAATTCTTCTACTACTCTACCAAAACTTCCAGCAACTTCGTCCCCTCCTGGGTTTGCCACAAAAACAGATTTGACTGTGAATACTGGCTCTCCATCAACTTCAAATGCTAGAACGTCTGCATCCCTTGGCTCTATCTCCACAGATATTCTATTTTCCATAATGTTGGCTTTATCAACAAAGGGAACCCTTGATCCTTCATTGACTGATGTTGATGGCAAAAATTTGCCGTAAAGAGTTATTGTGTCTTTTGTGGCACTACAATCAATTTCAAACAATCTTGAGTTTGGATCTCCCACCCTGTCCCATTCATAAACATGGTGTAAGGACTCTGGGGAAACCTTTGCTCTTGAATCAATGTATCTTTTTAAAATCTCTGCTGTAATGTCTGAAAGTTTTTTATTAAAAACCACTCTATTTTTTTGTGCGCCATCTAGGAATCCATAGGAATACTCTATAGAATTTCTTATTTTTAAATTTAGATCATTTGCGTCAAACCTTATTCCTAATGTCATAGTTCATCAAGTGCCTGTGTGTCTGATCTATTAAAAAGTATTTTCCAATACTCTATTTCATTCCATGGATTAACGTATGGTTCTATAGCAAATATTTCATAGACTGTGGATAGTCCATCTCTATCCCCCGCCGCTTCAATAAAGTAGTGTTGGGAGGTCTTTATATCTCTAATATTGGTAACAAGAATACTAGTTATTGGGTGATATATTCCATTAAGATCAATTCTGGGATCTAGTTTTGATCTTCCAATTAGTTTGTCCTCATACTCATTAAACTTTCCAGTCTTTAGGGCTTCCTTATCTACCGAACCCAATACTTCTGCATATCCAGAAAGTGTTTGATTCCAAGACCAAATATTTTCTTCTATGCCATACTTATCTTGTTCCTGTGATGCATAGTAAATATCAAAATTCATACTGAATTTAAAATCTGAACATGCCTTCATTATAGAACACCTATTTTGTAAAAATTGCTTTTGTGCCCCTGCAAAATTTGATCAACTATTCTGTTTCCTGTTCCTGAATAAACTAGGTCATCGTACTTGATAGTAAACTGATCTGTTTTATATTCCTTTATATATTTATCAATATGAGAAGTTCTTCCACAATTAATGTCGTCTATCAATAACTTTGTTGCCTCTTGAACGTCTAGTGGAACAACTGGGTAACCAAATTCACCAACAATGGTAAAATCATATCCGCTAGGGAATAAGTCAAACTCTCTAATCTTTGTTAAAGCGGCAATTGGATCATCTGAGTCATTGTAAAGATTAAAAGAGTCTGATGCGGCTAGTGGCAGGGCCACTGGTTTTGATTCAGATCTATTGTAAAGTCCATACTGCTGTATCGTTATTGCTGAATTGTCAGAAGTTACAAAATATGAATCTTGAACTACGCTAGCACTTGCAAATCTATCATAAACCTTTAGGTTGTTTCTATATACATAATTAATTCTGTTAATTCTATTTGGAACAGCCAAGTAGTCTCCTCCGAGACCTGTAATGTCTACTGAATCATATGTATAATAAAATCCACCAGTCACTCCATCAATTATTGATCTGGCTATTCTTTCATTATATATTGCCTCTTGATCTTCCCCCGCTGTATTTCCTATTGCATATGGATCTACATATGGACGCTTGATGGAAAGATTATCTATTACTACGGTGTTTTCTGGATTTTCATCTACATCTAATGAAAAAACATTTACTGCGTACTCATCATCAAACTTTTCAAAATATTGATCCAGTTCTTGTGAAATATTGCCACTAGAGTCAGAGGTTACGTCATACGAATATAGCAAAACGGAGTCTGTGCCATAAATTCTTAAAAGGTAGTCTGTCGATGGAGTTAAACCAGAGTATTCAAGGGTTAATGGAAACTCTGATGGTTGTCTTAGAAATATCATGCCTTACCGTAATAAGTGGCAACTTCTTCTGGCGTTGCCTCACGAACGCTTTTTCGTGTAAGCCACTTTTCGGCAGCCTCCTTTGTAATAATATTGTAACCTGATTTTAAGTCTCCTACGCCCATCCAATGCAAATTTTTTTCTGAAAACAAAGCAATCTTTTCAGACTCCTTTTTGTTTTTAACTTCTGCTTTAACTGATCTTTCTGCTGACCTTACAGAAATAACTTTATCATCATTGGCATGTACGTTAGATTGCGGAGAAATCTTAGTCTTTGATGGTGTCTGGATAACAGTTTCTGAATACTCTTCTGCTACAGAAATTCCCGCTTCAATATCCATAATTATGGCTAAAATCTTTGTCTTTGTTTTTGCGTCACCTAAATCAATGCCGTTTTCTTTTGCATATTCTCTAAGTTGCTTGGCTGTCTTTGATGATAGATGCTCCATTAATCCTCCTATGTCTAATATCAATTATATCAGAATATGCTTGAGGGGGGTAGGTTTTTGTCCTACCCCCCCACAAGTTAGTGTATTTAGTTATCAGGAAGGATCTGAAGCAGCATCTGCGTAAGCAACTGCGTCAAGTTCTTCCCATGTGATGCCCAGACGGACGAATACTGTGTACTCAATTGTGTCCTTCTTGGCCTGGTACTCACGGTTAACTGTGATATCGCGCTGGAAGCCCCATACACGGTTGCTTGGGAATGTCAAATCGACATAATCAGCAGGGTAGTAGGGAACCTCTAGAACATCGACACCAAGAACGCGAGTAACGTTAGCACCACCGAATGTCTGGCCTGCACCGTCAAGGTATGCCTGACGGTTACGCTCTGTGCCAGCAACGCGGGGATCAAATGCTGCTGCAATAGCGTCAGCAAGTGTGCCGTTGTTAGCAACGATTCCTGCGAATGCATCAGTGCCTGCGTAGAACTTAAGATTGCTCTTAACTGCGCGGTACTTGCGTGGCATTGCGTAAATGATCTGCTGCATTACCTCTGGTGTCCAAGCGTTGTTGGAAACTGTAACGATTGCTTCATGGGCATCGCTTCCGCTTGTAACCTGATTAACGAAACCATTCATAATTCCTAGGAATGGATCAGATCCTCCATCACCATTGATGGCAAGATCCTCAATATCGTTAGCAAATGCATTAGTCATCAAACGTACTAGGTGATCCTCAAGTGCGCCACCTTCGATATTATCCTCAAGTGACTCAGTTGAAACCTCCCAGTCAAGGCGGATCTTAGTTGTTGTAAGTTCTACCTTGGTGAATGTTGCACCAGCGTTGTCGTATGTACCGAGTGCTTGTGAAGCAGCACGAATTACACGCTCTCCAACGTTGACCTTTTCGATCTCCATTGTGTTTGCACGCATTGTAACTCTACGACCGTCATTGGCAAGAACGCTTGCGTCCCATACATAGTCAATGAATCGGTTGGCCTGCTCAGGGTTAAGTAGACCGCTAAGAGTTCCCGTAGGATTTACTGCGTTTGGTCCTGTAGTAACGCCCATGTTAGCGTTTGGGATGTTACCCAATACACCAGCAGCGGGGTCTGTTACACCACCGACACCACCAGCAGCGGTTGCGCCCTGGCCCTGGTATAGACCTGGGTTTGGATCGCCATACTTACCTGAATCTGATGGCTGGTTCTTCTCTAGAATTTCTTCTGACATTTACTTTCACCTCCTGTATTCTTAGTTAAATAGGTCGGACTTGTTGAGGAAACGACCGCCCCATAGAGATTTTTGAACCCTTCT